TTCGCAAGAACTTGCATAACATCTGTAGTTGCTGTTCCACCACCAGCTTCAGTAACCATGGCAGCAGCAATTCGATACAACTCTGGAGTTGCTGTCATAGTTCTAGATGAAGATGCATCACCTTGTTGAGTAGATGGTGGAGTATCTCTGCCACTCATGAAATTTTGATACCATTTATTAGCATCTTCTTGCGTTTCTGGAACTTCATTTTTTTCTCGTTTTAAATCACTTTCTTCCAATCCATAAGTTTTTGGTTCTTGAAGTGCATTAGTGTCATTTACAACATCTTGATCTATCTTCGACAAACTTCTATTACTCTGGTCAAAACCAGATTGAATCGATCTTTCTTCTGGTGAAAAATCAATTCCAGTAATATCAGAAAGAACTTTTTGAGTTGCCTCTCCAAAATTTGTCAGTTGCTCTCTTAATCCACTAACCCAGTTACCCATAATACTTGTCACATCCGTTATTCTTTTTATTATACCCTGAATTGCTTTAATTATCTTGGGTACATTAAGTACAATCCATCCAAGGAAGACTATACCAATAAAACTTAATAATCTACCTAAAAATCCTTTTGCAGTATTCTTAATTGTATTACCAGTAGATCTTAAGGCACCTTTTATACCACTTGCTTCAATTAAACCTTCTCTTCTTTTTCTAAGAAAAGATTCTCTTCTCTTTACAAAAAATGTTTGTTCTTTGGAGATAATCTTTTTCTTTTGAACATTACTTGCCTGAATAGTCTTAGCAATATCTCTAGCAAGGAGAGTAGATGTATTAAGACTTTTACTAAAGGAAGTTAGAGTCTTACTTATGTTTCTAAGACTCTCCGATGATCTAATTAGTGGTTGATTGTTAATCATCGAATTAGCAAGGTGTTACTTGATAGAGTTTGTAAGCAAGGAATGCATACTTATTATCAAAATTTCTGGCAGGTATATTTGGCACAAAACCACCAGTTTCTGCTCCAGAATTAGTTGAATTGTCTACTGGTTGTTGTTGCTGCTCTGGTTCTGGGGCAGGTGCCATTATAATAGTTGGTTCTGCCTCTGGAGTTTGACTTATCTGCTCATATACCTCAGAAGTGTTTGATTTAAAAGGTACTACCTGAAGCTGTATTGATTTTGGTTGTTCTACAGGTTTTGCTTTTACTTCAGGTGTTGCTTCTACTTCAGGTGTTGCTGAAGAATAGAGAGGTACATCAGAATAATCACTTTTAGGGGGTTCGCCCTTCATATTCTTCATAGATTCAGCAAATTCTGCCTGCACTTCAGGTGATATCTCAGCCTGATTAGAAGGATTAACAATGATTGTTGGTGCAACCATTTGTGCTTGCTGTCTAAACTTAAATCTTCTAAATTCTAGCATCGCTTGAGCAGCACCAACTTCTTCAATCCTTTTATCAAGACCAAATTTTTCCATCAACTCTTGATGCTTTTGTGTTGCATCAATCGTTTTGATATTATTTAAAGATTCTAAAATTGGAAGACCAATAGCTTCTACAGATTTTCTATTAATAACAAATTCTCCACCTTCAGCATTAACATTCTCACCACCTTGAGAATGTGATCTACCTTCAACAAGACCACCCTCTTCAAGTTTTTGATTTGGGGCAGGAACGGGAAGAATTCTAATATTCTTCCATACCCAATTCCTCATTTTAGAAATCAAACTAACGAAGAAATTCTTCAAAAATAGTAAAGGTGTTCTGAGCAGACCACGAAATGCAATTGCTGCTAATCTAATTCCAAGTCTACCTACAAGCAGACCAATCCCCGCTAATCCAAATTTAAGCAGTAAAAATGTCCCTGCTATAATCAGCAATCCTTTAAGTATATTACCTTTTATTTCTTCTACAAGTTTTATATTACCATCAGCATCTGCTTTCAATAAATCAACAACTTTTAAAGTCAACCATCCCCCAGTAAGTATGAGGAAGAAGTTCATTAATCTACCCAATCCAAATTGTATCTTTGATCTAACTTTCCTAACAGGTGCCATTAAAGCTGCCTGAATTCTATTTTCTATCCCCTGCTCTTTATCGTCCCTTAGACCTTGTTCTGTAAGATTTCTCTGCCTCTTTTCTTCCGCAGCAGCCCTTTGTTTTTCTAATGCAGAATCAGCAGCAATATTAGATGCAATTACTTGTAGTGAACTACTAAGAATAACTGCCTGATTTGATACAGTATTAAGTTGATTTTGTACTCCTTCAAGTAGAGTAGAATTTCTTGCTGCTAAAGAGTTTCCTATACCATTATTGGATTGCAACCAAGATGTAAAGACAGGATCCGATTCATTAGATCTTCTGAAAAGGCTTGAAGGAACACTAGTCCTTACTGCGCTAATTCCTCCTGATATCGGTGATCTAACCATTTTGTTGTGCCTTTAAGTTTTCTTCTTCAATATAGTGTTGTAGAAGTGCGAGATAGATTTCTCTTTCCCACGGTATCATATTTTCTAACTCTGTTAAGCTGTATTTATGATGCTGCATTAAAGCAAAGTTGATTTGATAGTATGACGCAAGGTCTTCATGCGACATACTTACGCGAAAAAATTTGCTAATCCCTCAAGAACAACCTCACTTTTAACACCAGTATTGGGATTTGTTACTTCTACTGTATGTGATAGTTTTGGCATAGTTGCAAAGAAATTCTCTACAAGTTTAAACTGGGCAGAATTAAATTGCTCAATAAATTCATTTAGTTCTTTTTGGGTACAGTCAGCAGAAGTCCAGGATTCTTCTTCAGAGTAAACCTGATCAATACAAGATGCAATCAAACCAAAGGTCTCATCAACATTTACATTCTCTTCATTTGAGAAATTTGATTTAACAAATTCATCCATCGAAGGATACTTCATTCTAACTGTATATTGATCATCCAATTTAATATCTGGTGAATGATTCTCTGGGAATTCGACTTTAATAGTATCAAGACGAATTACAGCAGGTACTTGAGTTTCGCCATCATCTGGACAAGTAACATTAACTTCCAACTCTTCCCCAACAGACTTACCACGAATGTTTAGGAACAAGTATTCAATGTCAAAAGTTGAAAGTTTCTCAACCTTTACACCTTTAGATACAATACAAGCAGAAAGAACATCTTTGATTGCATTAGCAATCTGAGTATTGTCCTGACTTTCCATCGCAATAATTAGAATCTTTTCTTCTTTAACTAAGAAGGGTCTGAATCTAATTTTCTTTTTGGATGAAGGAATTACCAACTCATATGTAGGAGTCGAAATCTTTGGTAAAGGCATAATATGCTCAATTCAGTAAAATTATTTATAGGGGTAAAATCAATAAAGTCTGCCTTCACCTATGGTGAAACCAGTTGCATTATACATTGACTGACTAAAATCTTTGGCAAAGTAACTATCGGCATTTAGTAGATTGGAGAATCCATTACCATCAGCACTAAGACCTTTAAAACTTTCTGCAGATAATGATGATGAAAAATCAATAAGACTATCTTGGTTATATACACTAGCTGGATCAAAACCAAAAGGTCTATCAAATCTTGCTTCTGATTTATTCCTATCGGTGTTAGTTGCTTCTGCTATAGATGATCTCTCACCACAAATATATCTTTCAAAAGAAAAAGCACAAGTTGCTTTTAATACTTGAGAATTTTGATATGTAACTCTAGTAGAATTTAATGCAATCGGGAACAAATTAATAAAATTATATTCCAAATACTGTCTGAAATTCTTTTCAAATTTAACTATTTTTGTTGAATTTGATTTAAATGATGAAGGATAATTCAACTGAAATCTATATGCAGGATCATTTGGATTTGCAGAAGATCCTCCAGTAATATACTCCATCCAATGCTCTAAAAACTTCATCGATTTATATTGATTATCGACATAGAATTCTAATGAAATTCTAGTGAAGTTTCTAGTATGCGGAACAGTTTCAACAACTCCTTGAAATTCTCCAGTAACAACACTGTTTGCAAATGTAGATCCAGGAAGTACAGCAGAACTACAAAGTAGACCAACATCATCTAGATGAAATCTATCATCAACGCCTCTTGATCTTAAAAAACTTCTCAAACTACCAGATCCACTAGAAGAAGCTGGTGGTAGACCAAATCTTACTAGGTAATGAGATGTTTGTGCAACATTCTGAAATGTGGGCATCATTTCAGACATTTTCTTAGGAATTGGTGCTGGCACTCTAAATAGTCCTATTATATCATTTCTATTTAGATGGGATCTTACAAAGGAAAATATTATCCAACCCACCCAGAAAAGTATAAAGGTGATCCAACTGGAATTGTTTATAGATCATTGTGGGAAAGAAAGTTTATGGTCTATTGTGACAAAAATACTAACATACTTGAATGGGCAAGTGAAGAAATAGCAATCCCATATCGATCACCAGTGGATAATAAAATTCATAGATACTTTCCTGATTTTTATATGAAGGTCAAAGAAAATAATGGAGCGATCAAAAGATACATTATTGAAGTGAAACCTAAAAAACAAACTCAACCACCAAAGAAACCAAAAACACAGACTCAAGCATATATTCGCGAAGCATATGAATATGCAAAAAATCAAGCGAAATGGAAAGTTGCTAGAGAATATTGTGAGGATCGTATGTGGGAGTTTAAAGTAATTACTGAAAAAGAACTAGGCATCAAATGAATAGAGTTTCAGACATCCGCAATAATCTAATAGGGACAGAAGATGCTGATGATCTGATGGAAGAACTTATCGGTGTATTATCTGAAGGTGGTAAAGTTCCTTCGGAGGGAAAATTCTATATTTTCTTATATAAACCAAAAACTCCTAATATTAAATACGATCAACATCCTCTCGTAGCTGTTACTGATATACTTCCATGGGGTTTCCGTGGAATTAATTTTCATTGGAATGATTTTCGCCAATACACATGGAGTGAAATCATTGGTGGATTGTATGAAGTCAACCAAGAAGAATTAAATGATTTAGATGGAATTCCATTTGCCCACTTCCGTATAAATAACTAAAAAATTGTATCTGATGTCTGAACCATCTTCTGGATCACCAAAAATAGAACTTAAAACCATTGGTAAAAATTATTTTGCCCTGATGGATGATTATTATCTACAGTATCCAGTACAAAGATCTACTGATGGTGGAGAAGATAGTCTTTTAATTCAGTGTGTAGATTATAAACCCCCTAGTGCAATTCCATATGATGTTAAAGCAAAATATCAACAAAAATATGATGACCTTAATGATAATGATGTAAAAGACGCTAATGAGAATTTTGTAAAAGATAGTGAACCTACAACTAGTTTTGAGATTGATATTTCAGAATCTGGGATAAACTCAACAGGTGGTATTTACGATACACATAGTTCTGAGTATAGTGGAAATGATTTTTCAACTGAAACACATTTTTATGTTGAACTTCCTATACCTCAAAGCGTAAGAGATGCTAATGGGTGTGTATGGGAAGGGAACAGTATGAATATTTTTACGGCTGCTGGATTGGCACTTGCATCAAATATGATGGAAGCTCCTGGAATGACAATCTCAACGGCAACACAAGTAGTTCAGAATGCAATGTCTGGCAGTGGTAGTGGCAACCTAATAGAACAGGTAGCATCTGCTGGAGGAGTTTCAACTACAGATATTAAAAATAATCTAAGAGCAGCACTTGCAGGTCTTGCAGTTAATCAGTTTGGTGCAAATGTAACACCAAATACTGTAATGGCTAGATCAAATGGACAGATTTTAAATTCAAATAAAGAACTGCTATTTAATGGTACAAAACTAAGAGAATTTGCCTTCCAGTTTACATTTACACCAAGAGACGCTGGAGAATCCGAACAAGCAAGAAAAATTATAAGAAAAATGAAACAAGCAATGTCTCCAGGTATGGGCAAAGCTTATAGCGAATCTAAAAAACAAGCATTATTTCTCAATTCACCAAAATTATTTTTATTGAGATATCTGAAAGGGGGAGAAGATCATCCTTTCTTAAATTCCTTTAAACCCTGTGCTCTTACAGAATTTGCAGTTGACTATACAGGAACTGGTGCATATGCAACTTACGGTGATGGTACGCCAGTACATATGAAAGTTTCTATGAAATTCAAAGAGACCAATCCAATTTATGCTGAAGATTATGATAAAGAAAATCTATCTGGAGTTGGATACTGATGGCATATTTAAGAAGTTTACCTAATGTAAGGTACGAATCATTTTTACCTGATAAGAATTCTTCAAAAGAATTTATTCTGATTAAAAATTTATTCAGGAAAAATAAAGTATTAGATTCTATCAAAACAGAAACTAATCTTTTTGATGCTTTTCTTGTTGCAGATGGAGCAAGACCAGATAATGTTGCTGAAGATTTATATGGTAGTGCTGAATATGATTTTGTTGTAATTATTAGTTCTGGCATAACCCATCTTAAAGATGAATGGCCCTTATCAAGTAAAGAACTATACGAACATGTAGAGACTAAGTATGGTCTTGCTGGTATGGGAGAAACTCATCATCATGAAACTTTAGAAGTCAGGGATGGGAACAAAAAACTGATTCTACCTGCAGGTCAAATTGTTGAGCATGATCCTGCAAATGGATTGCCTTTTGAAATTTCTGGTCCTTCTTCAACATTTGGTGGTTCTGGTAACAACTGGTATGGAATAGATGGTACAGTGTACTCTGGTGAAAAAATCTCTCCAGTTGTTGCAGTTACTAACTACGAATATGAAACTAAATTAAATGAAGAAAAAAGGGAGATTCATCCCCTAAAACCAAGATATTTGCAACTATTCTTGACTAACCATAGAGAGATCATGACCTATGGTAGAAACAGTCAATACTTAAGTGATACTCTTATCACTACAGAAAACTTAGGTACTGTCGAATAAAAAAAGGGGGGTGATTAACCCCCCTTCTTAATATCAATCTGCCGCTAGTTTAGCGAAGTACGAAAGTGCATCATCATCCTCATCGGTAGATTTGGGTGTGATATCAGGATCGTTGAAACCACCACTTGCGGATTCTGAAGTAGAATCACTGAAGTTGGGTTGAGAAGACTGGAAAGATGGTTGGGAAGAACGAGTATACTCTTCTTCTTGTTCCATAGTTTCAGCATCTTCACGAACTTGCTTGGTTCCAAGAACAGAACTTAGGCGAGTTTTTAGTTCATCATAGGTCTTGAACTGATCTGGAGCAACGAGTTCTGCGAGAGAATACTCTTTCTTCCAGATTGCTTCCATAGCATCATCATCATCCAGTAGTTGACTGGTAGATGCAAACTCTGAAGAATCGTAGTTGCGATAACCAGCAACATTCTTTGCCTTCAGTTTGAAGTTAGCACCCTGCCAGAAGTCAAAGGGATCGATTGCCTCTTCATCCTCAAACTCGGGTTGCATTGCAGCAGTGAGTTTATCAAAGATCTTCTTACCATACTTGTATAGGAAGACTCGACCTTCATTTTCGGGATTAGCAGGATCCTTCACAACATAGATGTTGGACATGTAGGTAAGTTTGCGCTTTTGCTTACGCGCAGTATCTTTACCAGCATCAGTACCATTGTTCCAGAGTTGAGAGTTGTACTCAGAAACAGGGTCTTTCTGACCAAGGGTAGTTAGAGAGTTTTCAATATACCAACCACCAGGACCTTGGAAGGCGTGAGAGTATAGTTTTACAAATGGTAGATCTTCACCATCAGGTGCAGGAAGGAAACGGATAACGGCATAACCATTGCCGCCTTTATCTACTTCTAGTTTCCATAGACGGTCATCTCCTGAACCGCCGTTATTGTTCATCTTTTCTACTTCTTTAACCAGTTTAGAGGTTAGAGAACCTAGCTTAGATTGCTTCTTGAGATTTGCGAATGACATTCGGATTTCCTCGGATTAGTTGGATGTTTTGGATTTACTTGGATATTATAGCAGGAAACTGATCAGGGATCAACCTTCTGCCTTAAAGATTCGATTGTGTTGGACATACCACGGAATAACTGAGAGACATCAGTTCCTGCAGGGAAACCCAACAGAGTAACTGATTTTTCAAGTTCACCTTTCATCTGAATAGCTTTAGGATCATCTGATAGAGATAGTCTCGTATACATGATCTGTTGCTTTTCTAAGAGTTGACTTAGATTATCAATATGTACCAATCTTTCATCATTTGTCATAGTGTCAAATGAAAAGGCTTTCTCATAGATTTTTTCTTGAAGATCATTGATAATCTCTAGTTCTTCCTGAATAATTTCAGAATCGAAAAAATCACTCATGTAAAATACCTCTCAAAACTGATTTAAATTGGAATACATTAATATTTATGAAAGGAATATATTTTTTCAATTTCAAACTTACGGTTTCCCACACGGGATCTGTTAACTTCTTATCAAAGTTTTTTTGAAATGAAAATACTTTTTCCCAGATAGAAAAAGTCTCTAGTGAGATTTCACCACCAAGATACTTTTTCAAGATAATTGGATGACCTTTTGAGCATTCAAATATTTCTTCTAACTTATTTTCAGTTAAAAGTCTTTCCGATTGCTCTTTAAACTGATAGGTTAAACTCTGTTGGCGTTGCTTCCAATCAGAATACTTTCTATCTCCCGTATTGATGATTTCACCAATCCATAGATTTTGTGGATTATCTACTGCAACAAAATTAGCCACAAGAAACTCTACAATCTCCTTATCAGAGTATTTTCTTGAGGTTTTTTCAAACCAATACTTATCTTTTCTCTTGTTAAAAGAAGTTACGGTAGCTCTTGTTTTAGCACCGTAACGAAAGAAATCATATTTGGGATTTGTAAAGTGATTTTTTAATGACAAATAATGTTGGTAGGTTTCAAATGGAGTCACTTTCATTAAGTAGTTAAGTATCTTGTATCTTTGTTTATTATATCCCAACTTGTTCTTTTTTGGTTAAGTGGGAGATCATAATAAAAATATTGCCTACCATACCGTGGCACATCAGTAACCCATTGTCCCAATGGATTCAAAACACCACTCTGAGACGATGTTCGATATTTGTCAATACTTTCAACATTACCATCCCAACTCCATTGAACACATGCATCAACAGTAAGAATACTACAAACTCCTCTAAATGCAGTTTGTCTTAACCAAGCGTCTGTCCAAGAATCTAATACTTTTCTTGCACATTCTCTTGATTGTGTATGCTCGTCATCATGATATTTGTATGCATTAGTTGCATGAAAGAGAATATCTACATTACCCTTCACTACACCATCAAATAGTGATTGTGTGGGACGATATCCTGGAAAACCAGAGTCATCAATATTACCCCACATATCATTGCAGATCATACCAACTCCAATATAATCTCTTTCATGTTCTTGAGACTCAACATGTCTCATAGCAAAAGATTGGCAAGGAGTAAAACTTGGAACTGCATTGCCATCTGCACCTACAGTGTAAGTTTTATTAGTTACTGCATATATTTTACCTTCTCTATTGTAATGGCGAATTTGATTTCTTTTAGTAAATCCTTCAAGACCAGAAGATAAAAAGTTAGTTCCCAAATGAAGACCTACACCACATTTTGCTTGATGATCTTCAACTTCCTTTAGAGCATCCTGTATTTTATCGAGATTCTCTTCCCAATAACAAGAATAATATCCAGATAAAGATCCTTCAGGTGTCAATAATTCATCAACACCATTTTCTTTTGCCCAATCTAGTGCCTTGATTATCTCTAGTTTATTAACATCTACATCAAAATCATATACTGGTATTTGGGCACCAGCAATTCTCATGGTCTTCATAATCAGAGAGGTAATTTTGCTCTAGATGTTTTCTTCATGAAGTTGAGACGAATTGCATCCCACTTCAATCGTTCTTTTAGTGGTTTTGAAATTAACTTAGTTACAGACTCTACTTCAATATTATTGATTTCACAATAATAACAAATAGCATCAATATAATTCAGTTTTTCTTCGACTACAATCTTTTCAATTTCCATCGAAAACTTAGACGGAGTCAAAAACTTACTCTCTATCGCCTTTTCTAGTTCTTTATTGGGTTCCATAGAGTTCCAGTTTATCTTTAACAAATTTGTTAATGTATTCTCCGAGAAGTTTGATGTATTTTGCTTTGTCGTATTCTTCATAAACTACACATTCTCCATTTTCACAAGCCATTATAATTACAAGTTTTTTAATTGAGATACCTGTCATCTCATACAGCATACAACCATATGCCATGCATTGAACAAAGTAGTGTTCAATCCAATCTCTTGGTTTCGGTTTTTTAGATGTTTTAAAATCTATGATCGCTAATTCGCCATTGTATTCTGCAATACAATCAACAGTACCAGCGACTCCTAACTGTCTACTATATAGGGGACCTTCCAGAGCATGAATATTGTTAATATTGTTTAACTCTGTTTTGGAAATTTTAAATAAAAAATCTGAAATTGGTTGAACTTTAGGAAGTTCTTCGTTTTTTAGATAATGCTCAGTAAGAGTGTGCATATCTGTACCACGACTGGTTGCTTTTTTTGTGATACGATCTGCTTCTTCATTACCAACTTTTTTGCGCCATTTGATAAAAATTTCTTTATTAAAATGACTAGTCACCGAAGTGATAGAAACCATTTTAATAAGTTCTTCTTCATCTGGAATTTTATAAAATCTAACTCCATCAATATGTTCTCTCTCAAGAGGTTGGAGATCCAATTGAATATGATTAAAACTCATAAATTAATTTCTTTGTTGATATTGTAACACATAAATTAGATACCATCAAGTTCACACCTCCACTTAGGGACATGAACAAATGGCAACACTATTTCATAAAAAAAGAAGATATGAGTTAATCTAAAATCATTATCTTTGTATATGCTTGTTTGACCATGAAATTTATCACCATCATATATTATGACTCTATTATAAAAGTTTTTAACTTCTAAAGTCTTTTCAAAATGCTTATTATTATTTCGTAGACATACTTCATACTGTTTACCAGTATCGACATTACAACAATCAAGTGTTCTTGTTGCATCATGACGAATTTTTAGCATTTTATCATTTGGATAATCAGGATGTTCATCATATTTAAATTTACCATCCTCCAAATATTCGTCCTTAATTATGTAAGTAGATGTTCCAGCATTAATATTTGGATTTGGATCTAAGTAAACAACTGCAGCTAAAACACAATCACCATCAGTATGAATCCATCCTTCATTCATTATACTATTGGGATCATTGGAATAAGACCAATTCTTATGAAAATAAGATCTACAATCCCACTTAACATGTGGCGAATCAAAATCCCCAAACATAGAAAGAATTTTCTTCGCTGATTTATAATGAAATTCCTCATTTATTGTAGATAAACAATCAGTCCGAAATCCAGTAAAATATCCACCCTCATTACTATAATCTAAGGTAAGAGCATATTTTCTGACATGATCAGGATTCTCATAAAAATTATCATAACAAGTTGTGGGGAAACTTCCTGTTCCACCTTGAATGATTAAACCTTCATGGTTGAACATTAATATCCAGCTTCAAGTTTAGCTACAATATATTCTTTAACTAGTCCAGAACGAACAATATCATCAACACCGAATTCAATAACATCAAATGATGGCATTTTACGAAGTATATTCATAAAATCAACAATACCATTACGATCATTAGTTTTGACTAAGTCAGATTGACTTGCATCACCGCAGAACATAATTTTAGTATTTTCACCGACACGGGTAATAATACTATCAAGTTCATGAAAATTCAAGTTTTGAAATTCATCAACAATAATAATTGCATTGTCAAGAGTAGTTCCACGAATGAAAGAGGTGCTCCAAAACTTAATTGTTTCTTGTGCTTTTAGATTACCATAAAGCATCTCAAAGTCAGCATCACTAGGCATCTGGAACATATACTTCACCATATTCTTATATG